TTCAATATGGATTTGTTTAACTTGTATCACGAGTTAAATAATCCAGGTGCAACTGCTGACAATCCATACTTCAAAAATAAGTATGCTGACTTGTTGACTATTATCAAAACAGTAAAACCTATATTATACAAACATGGGTTTATTTTGTTTCAAGTAGTAAAGCAACCAAGTGTATTAAGTGATAGTGGATCTAAAACACCTTTACTTAAAACTATACTGCGTCATATATCTGGTGAAAGTATTGAAGATGAAGGTGTACCATTGGTCTGTAAAAATCCAGCAGATCCACAGCAACAAGGTAGTGCTATTACTTATGCTAGAAGATATGGTATGCAGTCTATACTTGGTATAGTTGCAGACACAGATGATGATGGTCAAGCTGCAAGTGGTAAGACAGAGAAAGATATCAATAGATTGAAGCAAGAGTTTACTGATACTATCCATGAATCAGCAGACAAAGCTATGTTAGATAAATTATATTTTACATACAAAGATGAAATAGAAGCTCTTACTAAAGACGATCAAAAGTGGTTTCAAAATTCATACAAAGAACAAATTAAATTTATAAAAGAAAGTGAGGTTAAAAATGAGAACAGTAAATAAATTTACTTGTCTTGGTTATTGTGCAGTAGATCCAGAGAGAATAGCAAGAGACGACAAGACATGGTGTAAGCTAGTAGTTACTACTAACTCTGGCACACAAGAAAATAGAAAGGCAGACCATCATAGAGTCTCTGTCTTTGATGAGTACAAAGCCAAGTTTGTATTAGACTATGTAAAGAAAGGTAGCATAGTATACTTAGAAGGCGAGCTTCGTTCTCGTAAAGATGATGAAGGTAAGACATGGTGGAGTATAGTTTGTGGTGAATACAATAGTCGTATTGAACTATGTGAAAAGAAAGGAGATGGTGGTACGACTAAGAGTGTAGCAGATGATGACGCACCGCCATTCTAATATATGTGATAAACTTCGACAAGCTAGAGCTAAGAAACAATTAACATACTTAGAAGTGTCTAACTTGTCGGAGCTTTCTATATCCACAATAGTCAACTCCGAAAGAAGATTGCCTTCACTTAGAACATTAAAAGTGTTGTCTGAAATTTATGGACTTGATATTAACCTAGACGAATATACTAAAGGTAATGTAATATATTTGTAGGAGGTAATGATGGGTACAATGGATGATGCCTGGAAGATTGCTTGCTTACAAAAAAAATGTAGGTATTGTGATAAACCAGCAGAAGAATGGAAAGGAGGAATATACTATTGTAAGAAATGCTATGAAGAAGTAATAGTAAAACAAATAGAGAAAGAGGAATGTTCGGCACCCTCTCATATGAAAAGGAGGGATGTTGAACATTCCAAAGTTAAGGTTAGTAGAAAGAAACCAAGAAAGATTAAAATAAATAAATGGAGGTTAGTTAAATGATAGATGATTTAGTAAATGATTTAGTAAGAGATGAAGGTTCAATAACTAATGATAGAGGAAGACATATAGTTTATGATTGTCCAGCAGGATTAAAAACTATTGGCTATGGCATAGAAGTAGAAAGTCATGGACTGTCTGAGAAAGAAGCAAGACTATTATTACAAGCAAGAATAGAAGAAGTAATAGCAGAGGTAGATGTAAACTATCCCTTTATGAAGACAGCACCACATCCAATACAGAAAGCTGTATACAATATGGCATTTAATTTAGGCATAACTAGGTTCAGTAAGTTCAAGAATATGATTGCCGCACTTGAGAAAGGTAACTACGATCAAGCAAGTATCGAAGCTCAAGACTCTAAATGGTATGAACAAACAAAAAGTAGAGCAGAAAGAATTGTGTTGTTGATGAAAGAAGCTGGACAAAAGTTTTATGACTGATAATATTCCTATACGACTAGGGAAAATTTGCTAACAATATTAAATTGTGTGTGATAACTTGGGGATAAGTTACTAAAACCCTAGTCGTGTAGAAATCCCAGAAATCTAGGCTTTTTAAATCCGTTTAAATGACCGCTGAGTGCCACTAAAAAACTTTCGCTTATGATTCTACCTAGTTATTTAAACCACGCAGTCAAAGTATATCGTTCTTTTTCTTTTACAGTAGATACACCATGCCGATAGTACATACTATCAAAAAATAATGCACGACCTTGCTTCGGAGTTATCACCATACCATCATCATAGAAAGTATTACCACCTCGATAGTCGTCATTTAAATATATAACTGCACCCAGCCGATAACCATGATTCTTTTCCATATGAAAATCTTTATGTACTCCTAGTTCTGTATTAACTTTCCATTTAACTAAACCAAAGTAACCAAGCTTTGATTTATTTACATCCATTGCAGTATGATTTAATTTTCTTTCAATGTATGGAATCTCATTTGGATCAACAACAAAAGGATAGTAACTCATATACTGTCTAACTCTTTTAGTATTAGCTTTATAAAACTGTATAAGTTCTTCGCATTGCTTCTCAGCCAGATAGTTATCTATGACTACAGTAATCATTATCCTCTTAGTGTAATACTAATAGAGTATCTGTATTGTGGTGCAATGATAGTACTTGGTCGTATCATATGTGGTATCTTTGCATCAAACATTATAAGTCTATTAGGTTTACATTGAACTGTCTTGGTTATTTCATTTGTCTTTGGATCTAAAAATAAAGTATCAGCTCCCCATTCTAGTTTCCAATCCATATTTAAATAGTAGAGTAGAGAATACTTAGCTTCCGTTCCACTATCATCATGTGGATAGTATACACCATTTGGTGTAACTACATTTATGAAAGTTCTTTCAACGGTAGTATATGCATATTTGTATTTAAATTCTATCGGAAGTAACTCAAGAAACTTTAAATCATTTAAATGGTTTGGTGTGTAGTTAGCATAGAATACTTTCTCTTGTACTCTTGCTTTGCTATCAGTAAGTCCAACCTTAAAATTATTTTGACTTACTACATAGTTAAAAAACTTATGACAGTCTGCAAACTCAAACACATTGTCGTGTATATCTATCACTTTTTAATTAACTTGGTATCTGTTTTCTTTAACTTGTCAAATGAACGAAGTCCACCAAGCCCAAGCATACCGAGTAACAATGGCATCATCACACTCATATCAGCTTGTGGTATTGTAATGCCAAAGCCTGCACAAATTGGCGAGACCATGAAATTTATTCCTAGCGATATTGCACAGATCCAACCGACTAGTGGTCGCCACGAAGATTGAAACCAATTACCTTTTGCTTCAGCTTTGTTTACTTCTAATTGTTGTAGCATAAGTTGTTGGCTATGCTTCTCTGCCATAGTAGATATCTCATGTGCAAGTTGTGCTTGTTTATCTTTGTCTCTAACAAACTTACCAATGAGTTTGGTAGCTGGTCCGATTAATGCTGTTAGTGCCATACTTTCTCCTTATCTTGTATTATAATATTTTCTTGACGATAACGCAACTCATCAAGATATTGTTCTGTTAATGCCATCTCTTTTCCTTCGTTCATACATATCATATAATACTTTGGCTTAAACTCCATACATTCTAATACTTCTTCAGACAAAGCAACATATGCTATGATACAAAAAAAGACTATAAGAAAGACAACACCAAACCCAATGCTTGCTTGTTGTACTATTTGTATAGTTTCTTTTCTGCGTTTTATTTTTTGTGCAACTATTTTTCGTTTAGCTTCTTTTACCTGGTCAATTCTTTTCTTTCGTTCTGCTAATATTTCCGCCCAAGTATTCGGACCAAAACGATAGTTCACTAAGGTTCTAATTTCATTTAATTGTTCGGCTGCAAGCTTGGCATCAATTACACTTTGAGCAACTGAAGATATACCTAGTTGTTCTGTAATGTTATTGTTCTGGTCTTTGATTCTTTGCTTTTCAATCTCTTGTTGTCCAGTAAATAACTGGTCAATCTGTTTAGCAATACCTCCTATATCCTGGCAAGTATTTATATTTTCTTTAATGAATGATGTTGCAGATCTAACTAAAGCTATTCCGCTGAGTACAGCTGTTACTGGCTCAACCATTAGTCAACTCTTTTAGGTGGTCGCCCTCGTTTACTTTTTTTTTTAAACAAAGATTTTATTTTATCTATTATCTTTTTTATCATGCTAACTTATATGCTCCAAAATATGTTGGAAAATAATTGCCTGGACCACCAGATAACCAGGGGGTAGAAGACGACTCATCTACTTTCATATAAACTTCTAAATAATCTGAACTACCATTCATATCTACTACTGTAGAAAGATACATAGTATTAGAATAATCTCTTGTATACCCAGAACTTTGACCACCACCATCATAATAAGAACCAACCTCTCTAGTATTGTTTTTTCTTATTTCATAATATCCTTGTTGCCACCTATCTAATGTACCTCCAGTTGTACGAACAGATGCAAAAACAAAATATTTACCTGCTACATTTGGAGTAAATCTATAATTAGATACATCATAACAACTATCAGAATCTATAGCTTCATTATTAAATGGTGTCTTTACATAACTGTTATCACTAAAGTTATAATTACATGCATCTCCTGAACAATCATTGGTTCCTCTGTATGCCATAAAGTATGGTTTGTTAGATGCACCAGCTGTTGCTTTTATTAAACCTGAATCTCTACCTACATTATTTGATATGATACCAGTCATAATTATCCTATATAAAAACCACCCCAATAACTACCATCTGCTGATTGACCACCACCAAAAAGTCTTGCATAATTTGCACTTTGGTCTACTTGTAACCAACACTCTACATAATCAGAACTACCATTGAATTCAATTATTTGAGCCATTGTATTATTTACTTGAGCATCTCTACTATACCCAGAACTTTGAAATTCTGCATCATAACTTGTTTGCTGTCCTACACCATAGTTATTACCATTGATTCTAAATTCAGTTCTAGCTATAACTAATCTATCTTGATATTCACCCATATATAGTTTAGCAAATATATAATACTTACCTGCTTTATTTGGTGTCCATCTATAGGTACTTGGATCATAACAGTTATCTGTATCTATTCTTTCACCATTGAAGTATGCTTTTGTGTAAGTATTATCTGATGTACTTTGCGAACAACCATCACCAGAACAACCATCAGCACCTCTATGTGCCATAAACATTGGTGTATTGCCACCAGCAGGTAAAACTTTTTTTAAACCTGACGACCTTCCTACATTTGCTCCTATAATACCTGACATAATTATCCTAATTTAAATCCATGAAAATGTGATTGTCTCCAAATGCTAGCATTTGTACTACCACCAACAAAAATAGGAACACCAGTAGTTACATTAAAATTAGTCCACACTTCAACATAATCTGACGAACCATTAAATTCTTTTATTGCTGATAAATGAACATTAAGTTCTGCATCATAAGTATATCCACTGCTTTGAGAACCATGATGTCTATGTCCTGCTAATATATCTGTTGCAGAACTTCCTCCATTAAATCTTAAATAACTATCAGAAGTTATGAATCTATCTGTATGACACCTTAATTTAAACTTAGCTTCTATATAATAGAACCCTGCTGTACTTGGAACAAATCTGTAATTTGATACATCATAACAACCATCTGTATCATATATTTCTTGATTAAATTCACATTTATCTAATGTTGCATCAGTTAATAATTGTCTACAGCTATCACCAGAACAAGTATCTTCACCTCGTACTGCCATAAATGATGGTGTATTACCACCTGATGCTAGTGCTTTCATTAATCCTGAAGACCTATTAATACCTGCGGAAATTATACCTGACATTACATTCCTAAAGTAGCTTTTATTTCATCATCAGTAAGACCTAAGTCTTTTAACTTAGTTTTAGCACTAGCTTTTAAATCATCTCTTTTATTATCAAAAGCAATGATTGCATCTTCTAATGCTTTGCCTTGCTTTGCATATGTGTTTAGTGTAGATATAGTTGGTTTTGCTACACCATCTACTGACCAATGTTTAATAGTAATTGAACCATCTACTTCTTCCATTATAACATTTGCTTCTGGTCCCACAAACTTTACTTCACCACTAAAACCTTTATCTGTACAGTATGCTCTTACTTGATCTGACATTCTTGTTGCCATTATACCTCCTTATCTAGTTTGATCTAAATAGCTTACAGTAACATCAACATTACCAGAACTAGCTAATTGTACGCAAAGATGATCTTCGTCTTCTAATACAAGTCTATCATTAAAAACGAAAGTTTCATTAGCACCGACTGCTTGGTCTGATAACACTTCTGTATCTGTACCTCCACCACCAGCATCAATAAATAAGTCAAAGGTCTCAGCTGCTCCTGCTGTTTCCGTAACTACTACTGATAAAATGGTATAAGTATGACCACTTACTCCGTTTAAAACAACAGACTCAGAGTTAGTTACTCCATTAGTCAATGTTCTTTTAAGTACTTCACTTGCCATATTTACCTCCTACATTCCAAACACAAGAGCTTTGCCAGTAGATGAAACACTACTATCCATTGAACCTTGTATACTTACTCTGCCAGTTCCATTTGGAACTAAACTTATATTGCCATTAGATACTGATACTATATTCTGTCCATTAACATCAAGCGAACCGCCTAATTGCGGACTCGTATCTCCTACTAAGTCTGTAATAACTGTACCAAACTCATAACCACTAGCACCACTATTTACTTTAATTACTTTACCACCTTGTCCAGATAAAGAAGTTAATCCAGTACCTCCACTAGTTGCCGCCAATCCATCTGTTATAGTAAATGTCTGTCCAGTAGGTACAGTAACAGTACTACCACTTTGTCCTGCTAATTGATCTACTTTTAATTGCCCCATAAAACCTCCTTACATTATACTTAAAGCACCATTACCATCGATTGTCAAGACTGTACTTCCACCACTAACAGTTATCGGTCCAAACAATACACTATTTTTAGTATTCGCTGTAGTGATAGTTGCATTAGAACTTACTGTATTGTAGTTACTAAATACATTTCCAGCAGTAGTTATTTCACTAGCTTGTATAGTACTTAAAGTTAAATTACCAGAACCATCTGTAGTTAATGCTTGTCCTGCTGTACCATCAGATGTTGGGTAACTAAGACCATCTAGCACTACTTTACCACTACCATCTGGTGTGATATTTATATCACGATTTGAAGTAGATACTATAGAGTTTGTTTGTACATCTAAGTTTCCACCTAATTGTGGACTTCCATCTTGCACTATATCTGTCAATGAACCAGCAACAATAGTTACCCAAGAAGAACCATTGTAATACTTTAATACATTTGCTGTGCTATTATATGCTAAATCTCCTTCATCTAATGATGATGTTGGATCGCTTGCTCCTACTCTATATCGTTGTGCAAAACTATTAACTTCACCTATATTACTTGCAACAACATTTATGTTAGAAGTTACAACAGTAATAAGATTTCCCATACCATTACCATGCGAAGTACAATAATACTTCAATGATGCAGGTGCGTCAGAGGGAACTACAAAAGTAGTTTTAGCACCTGCACTTCCAGGTGTACCAGTAGATGTAACTCCAGTAGTATAACTAGCATCTGCACTTGTTCTAAATGCTATTGGATGTCCAGCATTACTAGAATCACTTTGGTCAAATACATAAGTATTACCTCTTGTTAAAGTAATAGCTGGATTACCAGTACCATCTAAATAGAATACATTACCACTACCACCACCATACAATGTGCCAGATGCTACTGTTACTGCATAGTTTGTTGTACTTGCAAGTGCATTTGCTAAGGATGTTACATCAGCACTTATGCCTGCAAGTGTTGTAATGTTTGCATTATTACCAGCTACAGTAGTTACATTTGCACTTATTCCTGCAACTGTACCTATATTTGCTGAGATACCTGCAACTGTAGTAACATTACTAGAGATACCTGCTACTGTAGATATATTAGAATTATTACCAGCTACAGTATTTATATTACTATTATTACCTGCGACTGTGGCAATATTACCAACAACACCAGATGCACCTAATGTTGCCATATTTGTTACATTATCAGATGTAGCCAGTATGTTTAAGTCTGTAACTATATCACTTGTAGCTAACTGATTTAAGTCTGATACTATATCAGATGTAGCTAGTGTATTTAGATCGCTAACAATATCAGATGTTGCTAATGTATTTAAATCTGAAACTATATCAGAAGTAGCTAATGTATTAATATCATTGATTACATCTGTTACTGCAAGTGTATTTAAATCAGACACAAAGTCAGAAGTTATCAAACTAGCTTTGGCGGCAACAGATGTTATCTCCGAAGCTTTGCCTGCTACAGTTGTAACATTAGCTGATATTCCTGCAACAGTACTTATATTACTTGCTATGCCATTTAATGTTGTTATTTCACTTGATATTCCTGCTACTGTACTTACATCTGTAGATGCGATCGAAGTAGTTACATTACCACTACCATCAAAAGTAAGAACTTTATTTGCTCTAGATGCAGATAATGGTAGCTCTAATGTTGATGTAGCATCTTCATCTTTTAATCGAATAGTTCTTGCTATCTCATCTTCTCTTTCACCCATCATAGCAACCATTTTGTCTAAATCAGTATTTAAACTGTCTATAACAAACGGACCAGATAACGGAAAGTCTGTTGTTCTTGCTACTGCTATATCTCTTACTAGAGTATATTTATCTCCAGCAGTAGCACCACCACCTAGTGTTACATTACCACCACCTGATGTACCAGCACCAGATACAGAATATTCTGTTTTATCCGAAGGACTTGCCGCATAGGATAACAAAGTAGAACCTTGATAAACTTTAATATCACCTACTGCAAATATTTCAAATGAGTATGCAAATACTGTTTGACCACCTGAAGCAGTATATTGATTTCTTGGTGTTGTATCATTTACAACTATTGGCATAATGCTATCCTTTTACCATTATTCTAAAGTATCTACAACACTTTTTTGTGCTGAGTTAAATAACCATTTAAGATAAAACACATTATTAAAAGGTATCATTCTTCTAATTATAGATGCTTTTCTATCTGTTGCTGTATCTTTTTGAAATAATTTATATAAATCTGCACCCATTCCACCTACTGGTCCGAATGGTTCAGATATAATATCTTCTGGTGTACCAGTAAATGGATTTTCTGTACCCATCAAAGGTCTTATACCAAAATTATTATTAGACATAACTTCTAAAATATTATTAATATCTAAGAAATATGCAGTCAATCCTGAGTATTCTATTGCTTTTAATATTCTTTCTTCTTCACTTTTATAAGCCCACCAACCAGGATTTCTTATATAATCACTTAACATACCTGCGGCTAACATAGCTGTAGCTCCACTTAATACACCTTTATGTCTACCTTGCAGAGTACTTATCATAATTCTATTAACAGCGGCAAAAGCCCAAGACATAAATTGTAAAGGTATCTTAAATAAATTGTGATGTCTGTCTTTCATTCCTTCATCCCAATGACTAAATTTACCTATACCATAATGCATATATGTTTTATCAGAATTACCTGGTGTAACAATAGTATTGTTTTGTTCTGCTCTTATTGTAGCTAATAAATCTCTTGCAAGATTTGGATCTTCATCCATCCATTTATCTATGTTAGTGTAGTATGTATTCTTAGCTTTATATAATTTCGGACCATCATACTTTTTCCATAAAGTATATAATCTTTTTAACTTCTCTTTACCAAATCCGTAGCTAGTATATATTTTTAAATCTACATCATAATCATCATATAGTTTTCCAGTACCTACTGCTTCTGCTAATCTATATATATTATCATTTGCAATCCAAGCTACTTGTCTTTTCCAACTAGCAGTCCATTGATTAAGTAAATTAAAAGAATAAAATCCAGTATTTATTTTACCTAAAGCATTTAATATTTTATCACCTATTTTTCCAAAAGCTCTATTGTAACTATTACTAGATTGATCTGCTTGGTCTGCTACTCTTTGTCCTGCTACATTTAATCTTGTATCAAAACCTTCACCACTCATTAATGTAGCTTTGCCTGCTCGTAACTTTGCTTCGTGTGCTAATAAATTAGTTTGCCAATCTGCTAGTTCTCTACCAAATGTATCTTTAAAACCTTTAGCTAAAACTATCTTCATTGGATCTGCCATACCAGCTATCGTTGCACTACCCATCATAAGTGTTTGTGCAAAGTTCATAAGACCTTGCATTAATTGGTTACTTTTTGAACCCATATCTGTATTTTGGTTAATTCTACCTAATGTAATATTAAATATATCTTCTACATTTTCTCTATGTCTATTTAATTTATCTATTTCATATTTAGGATTGTTAGCAAACTCATCACCATATCTTATAATTATATCTTCCATAGTTCTGTACATTTCGTAAGTAGCAAATCTATCACCATCAAACATACGAGCCGCTTCTAGGTTTACACCCATTTGTCTTAGATATACTCTAGCTATAGCTACTACATCAGTATCAATAAAATCTGCTATACCATTATAATCTTTTAAAAACATATAATTAGGTATGTCTACTTTACGCAGTTTAACAAAAGCATTAGTACCTCTAGAATGTATGTTATCTATATTTAAATTTTCTGTATCACGAATCATACCATTAATAGCTTGTGTAGCTTTGTCTCTAGCTATTTGGTTTATTAAATCTTCATTTACTTCGTAGTATACTTTTTTATATTTAAATCTTGTAGCACCTACTTTCATATATCTCATTGCAGTTTTTAGTTGTGCTTTAGGATTCTTTTTAAAATGTGCCATCAAAAATTTTGTAAATGCTTCTCTATGATCCATTATAGCTGGCACCATGTAATCTCTATGTATATAAAATGCTTCTTCATCCATAGCTTTTCTTTGTCTAGCTCTTTTGCCTACAGTTGCCATACCATTTTTTAAACTTGAATAGTATGCTTTTTGATTTATAGACATACCTTCTCTCATTTTTTTTAATAAATTATTTAAAGCTTTGACTTGTCTAGTTGTGCCTATAAATTCTTGGTCTTTAAATTTAAATATGTCTATACCCATTCGTTTAAAATCATCTGCACTATTTAATCTTTCTACTAATACTTTTACATAATTTTTTGTTTCTGCTGACATAGGATTTGTTTTAGAATCTTCTAATATAGTTTTAAGTATCATTAAATCTTCTTCATAATGATTGCGTAAATAATTATTAAAATGTTTTATTTCATCTATATCAGTATTAAATCTAGCACCATAGTTTTTTTCTTGTACTGTATTTAATATTTTACCAAATGTATCTTTAGCAGATTCTCTTTGTACTTTAATACTTTGTAATAGTTCTTCTAATCTACCACTAGCATTTTGTGTAAGTATATCTCTAAAAAACATTTCTTTTTCCATACTGCGTAAATTATCTAAATATTGTCCTGCATAATATTGTGCATTTTTATGTAAAGCTACTATTACATTTTTAGGAATAGAAGGTTTTGGTTGTGCTAGTAAAGTTTCATATCGTTTTAGATCGTCTATTACTTCTCCAAAATGTCTATATTGTGTTTGATATCTATATTGTAAACCTGCTTCTGTATTAAAGAAATGTACATTGTCACCTTCTTTTTTTACTAACTGCATAATCTCATTAAACTTTTTTGCTACATTCTCTACTTGTGGTATTGGATGTTTTATAACACCATAAGATTCTGGTCTGCTTGCATTCATAATTACTCTACCAACTTCTTGATTAAACATTGCTGGTGTCATTACTTTTTTATCTTTTCTATTAGCAAGAAATGCTTTTAAAGATGTACTGTAATATCGTATATCCATAGTAGCAAATTCTTTTGTTTCTTTAATACCAGTAAACATACCTTGATATTCATCTCTAGCAAATTTTACAAAATCATTTAATGTCCATAGTTCCCATCTTCCTGCGTTCAATGATACAGAACCACCAGTTACATTACCATCACCAGTAGGTTCTACACCTTTCTTTGCATCACGATACATTATGTTTCTATCACCCATCATTCTTTCAAGTAATTGTCGCATAGCTAATGATTGGTATCTTGTTACTGTTCTTCCATATATACTTCCCTTCATAAAAAATTCTAAACCAAAAGCTTTTTCTGGTAGTGCATCTGGTTCTTTATCTTTTCGTAAAGACCTATCTGCATATTTACTTTGTAGAAATTTATTATAATCAGAAGGTTCTTTGTTAAATCCTTTTTTTAATAACTCTGGAGTATCAACACTCATAAGTTTAGGATTTAATACAATTAAGTTATCATCTATATTATCTTTTTTATTTGCAGGACTAGGTTTAACTCTTACTCGTTTACCTAAAGTGCCATCTATTTTACCATTATAATTAGTATTATTTCTTTGTCTTCGTATTTCTCTAAGTGCTAAATCATTAATAGTATTTTCATAATCAGCTAATCTTTTTTTGTAGTTTGGATCTGTTCTTTTTAAAAAACCTAAAGTCTCAGGAGCATTACGAGTATGCATTACTTCGTGCATAATAATAAAATCTAACCATTCTTGCGGTGTACTAAAAGTATCTTCAGGCAATGCTTTTACTCCAGATAGTTTTGGATTTGTCCATCCTTTTTTATTATACAATTCACCCATAATATATTTAGGATTTATGTATATTATTTTATTTACATTGTCTGTGTAAGCTGAAATTATTCTCATCTTACCTGCTTCATTTTTTATTTTATTTGTACTAACAAATTGTATTTTATAACCTGGAGGCATCTTTGGTATAATAACATCACTTACATTTGCGTTACCTTCATCATCTACTTTAATAATAGTAGGTTCTGGCATTGGTTGTTTTTTACCATATCTGCCATCAAAAGTAAGTTTAGGTTCATAAGTAATTAGTTTTGGATCGGTGCCTTGTGCTGGACTGCTATCATATATTCGTTCTGCTGTACTTTCTATTACATCTCCTTCATATGTGACTTGTTTTATTTCATCAGCACCATCATCATAATATGCAGTTCTTGTATAATTACTACCAAATCTTTTAGATAAACCACCTATAGCACCACCTAATGCACCACTAAGTAAAGCACTACCTCCGATAGCTAATACACTTTCTATTGGTTGATAATGTGGATCATTATATCCTCTAGCTAATTCTTGTCCTGCTGTTAATGATGCTCCAGCAGTTGCCATTCTTTTTGCTCCTCGCCAAAAACCCACTCCCCATACTGTAGGTATAGGTATCAAGTTTATTGGATCAAACACACCAGCAAATAAACCTGCTCCTATAGATTTATTTATTGCTAGGTTTTGTCTTACACTATCCATTTCATCCCACAATCTACTTCTGTAATCAAATTCTTTTTGAGACTTTGACATTACAATGTCTTCTTGTAATTCATAAGGCATACCTTTTATCATTTCTGATGTAACTTCAAATTCTGGATCTTCTTCAAATCCAAATATATCACCTTGTGCTATGCGTGAAACTACTGGTTTGTATACAAATTTATAAGTATCACCTACATCTTGCCAAAATGTTCTTGTTCTTTTAGGTGCAGGATTTGGTCTATATCTTAAATCAAAATTACTCATTATAGAAATCTATAAATTTATCTTTTGTATCTACTTTTAAATTTGTATTATATATATTTTTATATAACCAATAAGCATCAGTAGGATTATTATATGTACTTGTAGCTCCTTGTGTAGCTAACCATAATCTTACTATAGCTATTGATACTAAAGGATTATCTAAATCATTATAATTTAAATTTTCTAGTTTAAATTTTTTACCTCCTAGTAAGTCAGGAAAATCTGCATTAATACCATCTTCTATTTTTTTAACTGTTTTACCAAATACTGGTGGTAATCCAGTACCAGCATCACCATAATTATTTTCTTTTAATTCTTTAGTATGTCTGCGTTTTAGATCATCAAAAATACCTACTACTTCTTTACCAGTTTTTTTATCAGTATATACTTTATCAAATTGTGCTATACCAGTACTTATTCTACCTGGTTTGTATGTAAGTTCATTTTTTCCAAATTCACTTTCTGTTCCTAACAAAGCAATCATAAACCTTCTATTAGCTTCATTATTACCTGCAGTTAAATTTAATATATAACGAACACCTGCTACAGCCATCTCTCTGCCTACACCTTTATTAACTGTAAAAGCTAATTCAGGTTGTGCTTCACCTTTATAAAAACGCAAATCTTCTGTCATTATTTTTTTCATTTTGCGTTCTCCAGCTTCCGCCGCTTCTAAACTATTATATGTAGGAAACTTATCTATACCACCTAATTCATTTATATAATCATCTCTTAACTCTTGTTCTCCATTACCAATTACTCTATACTTTCTTTCTCCGTTTTTATTTGTATATGGCACTACATTTGGCACAACAATGTATCTTTTTACTGGAGTTATATCTTGTTGGTAACTATCTATAAATGTACTAACATCAATAATAGAACCTTTTGCAGTTGTGTACGATCCATCTTCATTTACAATAGCATTATTACTACCTAATACTACTCTGTGTAAATTAACATATGCTAGTTCTTTTTGATCTAAATCAATTTTTTGTCCAGTAGATAATGTATTTTCTCCTACTTGTATAGGTGTAAATTTTGTAAATCCTGCTTCATATTGTCTTACAGTTGGCGGTTGTGGTTGACCTAAATCTGGTGTTGCTTCTGGAGGAAATTCTATAGTTCTACTTTTTTCTGATTCTGCTTCTAATAGCAATTCATCCTCTGCCGCTTTATCAAAAAAGTTATTAGCATCTTCCATTAATAGATGCAATGGTATTAATATTTTTTCTCCTTCTCGATTTGTAAGATATGAATATTCTACATAATTAGAAGAATTAGCATCCTCTGCTGTAGTTCTTTCACCAAACAACTTTAAATGATATCCTTGTATTTTATTGTTTTCTTTTACTACTTCTAGTTTAAAAGTTTTTCCAGGTATAAGATGTATTGTATCTCCATCTCTATCTGATAATCTAAAAAAATCTTCTGCCTTAAATTCTGTACTTGCAAAGTTATATGTTATAGGTGATGCATTCATTTTAATTCTAGTTTGTTCTTTAGTTGTTTGTTCTGGATTTACATAATAATCTCCATATTTTTCTACTAATCTACCTCTTTGATTTCTTATAAGTTGTTCTAACTCATTACTTTTCATACCATCTGTAATATTAAAGTTAATATCTTCATCTTGTAAAAAATTTAAAATAGCAACAGTACTTCCTGCAAATTGTGAATTACCTCCAACAACATCAATCACTTCTTTTACTGGTTGAAACATTTCAGTTAACTGTCCTGCTTTACTAAAGTTTAGTCCATCTGTAACTAATGCGTGTTCTATATCATCTTTGTTAGTAGCACCATCCACTACTTGTTCTGCTGGTTTTATTTTTGTACTTAACCTAGCTTCAAATGTATTAAATAATAATTTTTCTAAATCTAAATTACCACCTTGTATGCTATTATGAAAACTTGCTATAGCTCCTATTTCTAATAGTGCTGGTTTTAAATCTTCATATGCTCTTTCCATTTCTATTTGATTGTTATCTGTTTCAAATTCATCAAATAATATATTTCTTATATGTTTTAATTTACTTGCTTGAGTAGCATCATCTGGATTTTTCATATCTATAGATTCGAGAAATGTATTAACTGATGCATTTTTTGCACCTTTATCCATTGTTGTAAATGTTCTTAAACTAGTTAAATATGTTTCTAAAAATTTACTATCTGTAGGTAAAGCATTAGCTACCTCTAATTGTGGATATTGTTTAGCATCAACAAGATAAGCATACTTATTGTTTCTTTTTAAATGTGAATAAAATTCTACTTTTGCTTTAAAGTCTTCTAAATCATTGTATGGTGATTTTAAATAATCTACAATGGTAGCAGGTATATGTCTTGTTTTTTCCATATAAGTTTCTGTAATACCTACTAAGTTTTCTATATTTTTTTCTCGTTGATTTTGATCTGCTACATTAATATAACTATGTATGTTTTCAAAAGGTATATTTACATTTTCTAAATTTATATTAAATGCATTATCTATATCGCCTGGTTTTACTGTGCTTAAATTTGTTATTGATCCATTTCCAGTAAGTATATTTTGTATCTTTACAGCTGCACTTTTTTGTACAGTTTCATCTGACTTTATTGTATTAATTCTATCTGCTAATTGTTTTAGTACTATTTGTTTTACTGGTTCATATCCAGAAAATAACTGATTTAATCTTGCACTACTATATGTTTTGCCAGCAAAAGTATAATCTTCTTTCATTTCTGTGCCAGTATCTATAGCATTATACAAAGCTTGTAATCCTTGAGAAGTAACAGTATCATCATCAAGTTTAGGAACTATTGCTCGCATAACACTTAAAGCTTCAGGTTCATTTTTTATTAAATTTTGTAAAGCAATAATTTTTTTATTTCCTGGATATTGTTTAGCAAGACTATCTACAGAATCAGTTAATGTTTCAACACTTGTACTACTATCTACGATTGAATCTGTTAATGTTTCTATATCTAAATCTCTAAGTACTGCTTCTTTATTTTTATTTATATTTGAAAAATATTCTTCACCCCTTCTAATAATATCATTTTTTTGTTTAGCAAATGCAATGTCAGCATTATTACTATTTATATCATCATCATAAACATTGGTATTATCTTTATTTATATTATTAGAAATTTGAAAATTATTTTTTAATTCTTCAAAGTTTTCTCTATTAAGCGAGTTGTTATTAATCATATCAGTTAATTTTCTATCTGCTTGTGCGTATGTCTCTTGGTTAGCTATTATATAATTTTGATATTTTATTTTTTTTTCTTGGCTTGATGCTTTTGCTTTATTAATTCTTTCTATTAACATATTTCTTACAGCATCAGAATTGTATTTACTTAATACAAAATCATTATCTATTACTAAATCTTTACCATTTTTATCTGTTATAGTTACTGACTCTCCAGACAAATTTAATACACTTGCTACTTTTTCTATTTTATCAGCATTTACTAAAACTCCGTTATTGTCATAATGAAATAGTGTTGATATAAAAGCATTTATATTTGAAGCTTGGAGAAAATCTTTTTCAGCAGACACAGCTACATCTGTTAATCCAAAATTTAATTTTGTAAATGCTTTCAATGTTTCATCAAAAGCATTTTTTATATTTACTCTTTCATCTAAATTATCAAATGTAGTGTTTGCTATTTCGCTTGTAAGATTAATTAACCTTTGTTTTATATTTTCGTTTAATCTATTAAACTTTCTACTTGCAAGTTTTTTATATTCATTATTTAAATTACTAGATATTCTATTGTTTGCCTGATTCTGAGCATAATTTCTAAATTCATTAGGTACAGATTCTAATATACCAGCAACACCACTTGCCATATTAGTTCTTAATAAATCCATATCATTTAAGTTTTCTGGATTTTCAGCCCAAGAAAAATATCCATCATCTATTTTTTTAGCAATATTATCTTGTATTGAATTTTTGTATTCTATTGTTGCAGCTTCTTCAAAAGCATTTTGATAAAACATACCACCTGTCTCTGCTTTATTATATTGAGGAACATTGTTATGATCAAAGGTAACTCCATAAATTTTACCATCTCGTAATCCATCCTTTATTGCTTTTGTTTTAGCTATATCTGTAAATCTATTAGATGCTTCTTTTGCTATATTTTTTATTTCTGTTGTTATTTGTGCAGAAGGATTTGGATCTATTCTACCTGCACTAGCATTACTAACTCCACTTCTTTTTATTAAGGTTCTAGATATATCAGAAAATCTTTTGACCATTACTTCACACCTAATTGTCTATTAGAGTTTCTTTGTGTTCCATACCCACCAAAGCTACTTGTTGTATTTGTATTTGTATTATTAGATCTACCACTACTTGTTAAAGAGTAATCTGCATATCCACCAGCAACAGTACCAGCCGCTTGTAGGAATCCTGCTGTTGCTATCTGACTAGCACCACTTGGTTGATTTGCTCTTGTAGTATTAACTGATATTTCAGTTGCTAACCTGCTAGTTTCTACTCCTAATCCTAATCGTAAATTAGCTATATCTTTTGCTAATGCTTCTTCTTCATATTCTATTAATCGTAAAAATGAATTATTCTCTAGCCCTCTATTGTATGCTCGTTGTGTAGCTATGCTTCTACGCAGTAATTGTTTGCGTTGTTCTTCTTCTTCTTGTGCATTTAACTTTGCTATCTTTTGTTCTTCTGCTAGTTGTGCATTACGAATAGCCATTTCACCTTGCAGTAATGCTTGATTGTCTCTAGCTATTCTTGCTTGCTGTTGCCCTTGTATTATTGATGTACCAGCACTAACTGCTGTGGCTATCAATATTGCTGTTCCTGGATCTACACACATTAATAATAATACTCCATAATTAAACCAGTTATACGCAATGGTAATGGATCGCTTTGGGTAATTGTTACCGTTGCATCTTTGTTATATCCTAATAAATAAAAATCTTTTTTACCAGTAAAAGCTGTTGGTGCTATAGATAAATCATCTGTTACTTGTCGCAACACAAGTCTGTTGCCTTCGACAGATGTAGCTAATGCAGAGTCTAATCCTAATATAACCTTACTTATTCTTTTAGGTTTACCTTGTAATGTACCTGCTGTTATAACTGTTTCTACTGGCATAGTCTCTATGTTAACATCATAATCATATCCAACAGTAATCGTAGTAGTATCAAATCCAGTAGACAATGTAAGTTGTCCTCCTGATGTAACTGCAAACTCTCCCATATAAAAGTTACCACTTCTTACCTTGACTGTTTTACTTGCATAATTAGACAATCCAGTAAATACTGTGCCTGCACTACCTATTGTAAATGTAGATGAATGGTCTAATGTATTTGCTTCTAATCCCATTTCTTCTATAAAATATGCACTATTTCTGTAAACAGTAAAGAACAATCGAGAGCCTACTGATTCTACACTTTTAAATGAAGCACCAGTTGTTGTTTTCCATTCTGTCCATCCTGCTAGTTTTTCAGATCGTACTGCGTGAAATACACCACAAGATCCATCTGTATTTATAAAGATAGCATAAGACTCTGGTCTTTCTGATGTACCTTGTAATACTGTCATATCTACTGGTGTTTGTATTAAATGACTTGCTAACACACTTATATTAGTAGCAGAGTATGATAATTCTAAATCTGTAAATAATAACTCTCTTACTGCTCTACCATGTTTTTGTACAAACAAAGCACCACCTTCTAAAGTTTTAACATTTACAAAACTACTGCCATGTGTAGTTTGTCTTCTAGCTGTAAAATTAGCAGGTGTTAATACAGACTGTTCGCTTTGTGGACAGAAAAATTCTCCGTTTGCTGTAAATATAAGTAAGTGTCTGTTAGATAATAGATGCCTTATATCTGCTACTTGTGATGCTCCTATACTAGATTGTATACTATCACTATCATTAGCTTCACCTAAATCAAAATTAAAATACTCATCTACTTTAGAAGCCCATACCCAGTCAGGCAAACTTGAAGAACCACCAAACCATAACCTACCATCATGAAATGTAGCACTTGCTGGATAACCTCTTATACTACTAAATGTTTGTTCTTTCCATCTTGTGTTTGCTTGGTTAGCACTTGTTATAAATATTGCTGTCCCACCACCTGCCGCAGTATTGGTAGCATTGGTAGAACCACCAGCAGTAAAAGTATATGTATCTTCATCTAGTACAGCTATAGTTCTTGTTCCATTTAATTCTGTACCATCTATACCTTCTATACTATTAGCACCACTAAATGTAACTGATGCACCATTTGTTAATCCATGCAATGGATCATTTACAGTTATTGTTTGCGATCCTTTTTCTGTTGTAAACGGATCGGTAATTAGTTTCTTTCTTAATGTACCTTGTATGGTAGCTGTTACTTGTGTAGCACTTGTATATCCAGTTATCTTTAATGTAGTATCTTCTATTTTTAAACAAACATTTACATATGCAGATGTAAAATGATTAGCACTTGTAGTTAAGGTTACACTACCAGTAGTTCCACTAGCAGATATTGTAGTACTTGCATCTGCAAATTTATAGTATGGTTGATATACATTTGCTGTATCTTCATCAAAAGCAAATGCACTTCTAGTAAAGGTAGTTAACCCAGTTCTAAATATTTTCTGTGTTGCCATACTAGGATGTGTAATAATCATAGTATCACCAGCTTGTGTAAACTGCATTTCAAATAAAATAGAAGTGGTCCAGGGGCATCCAGTAATACTTTGTGCTAATGCATCTGTTTCTAAATAGTATATATCTACTCTTTCATTACCAAATGCCATTATGTATTGTTCATTATCATCAAAATCAAATCCTACTAATCTGGCATTACCTGATAGACTAGCATATCTTTTTGTACCATTTCTTCTTTTCAATCCTCCTTGAGAAAACAATGATACATTCTGCATTTGTTTTGCACCATTTGCATATGCGTTTACATCACTACGCATTATCATCAATGGATCTAATTCACCTGCTTGGAATGTTGTTTTAAGTTGCCTTAGTAGTGCTTTTGTTTTTGCCACATTTACTCCACTATGCCTTCTATGTTTCCTAAACCAGTAGAGTTTCGTGTGTTATTAAATCTTGATACACGAAGCCTACTTGAAGTTCTTTGTTGTGCATCAATGTTTTTTGCTATAGCTATTTGTCTTTGTGCTTTACCTTCTAATGAATCTGCAAGAGTTGGATTCTGAGCTACAGCAAATGCAAAGATACTTGCTAATGATAATTCTGCTGAGAATATAAAATATGCAGGAAATAAAGCTTCTGGATTTGCTACTGTTGTATCGTAAAATGTATAATCTGCATATACTTTATCTGTTGATACTGCATCATTGTATACCATATCACCATATCTTTCAAATTTTATAGGCTGATCGTTTACAAACACACCATGTAATCCTACTAAATCTGCTGGTAATTGGTATGCACTATCCCATTTATGATCAGGTGTATCTGTTAATCTTGATAGTTGTGCTTGTTTACTAGCAAATCTCCAACGATAGCTAGATAACATATTCTTAATTGTATCTTCGTATAAATTACTAGCTACTGTAGACTCTGTTGTGCCATCTGCAAATGAAGTAATAGGACTTGCTCCTATCATAACTAATGCTCTTGCACATATATCTATCTTTGTTGTAGCCATATAATGTTGGGGGAGTTACCTCCCCCATACTCCGTTAAGATAGTAATGCTACTGTTACCGAAGCGGCACCAGTTGCACTTGTAACCGTTGCCATATCGACTGTTGGCGAACCACCAGTTGCTCCTATGATAATAATTACATCAAATTGCTTTAACTCGTTTGTTACACTAGCAAAATAATCTGTATCATCAATAGTGCCTATTGCATCTGTAGATTTATAAATCCACAAACCAGGATTAGCACCACCAACCTTAAATAAATTTGTTGCATCTAAAGCCATTTGTACCTCCTATTCAGCTATCTGCACTTCAAAGACTGCGTTGTCGTCAATCAGTACAACACCCAGACTCATATATGCAGTAATTAAGTTAGACACTCTTTCAGGAATATAGTTTACTTCTGTTGTTACATCAGCACCCATTGCTACTCCTACTCCAGTTCTGTGATATGCAAAACATTGTCTCTTACTTGATGTAGTTGGTAAACCACTATGTACCATCCACATAAAGCCAAGCCATCTTTTTGCAACCATACCACCTTTGTATGGTAACTCATCAGGACCGATAAAGTCTGCGTCTGCGAAAGCATTAATACCAAGTAGATCCACCCAACCATCAGGTGATACTACAAAGTATCTGTCGCCATCATCAGGTATGTCTCCTTCTCCCATAGAAGTAAACACATTGTTTATCTTTGTGAGAGTTAAACCATCTGAACCAGACTCAGTTTGTGTGTTTGATGTTCCGTCAAGAGCAGTAGTAATTAGTTCATCAGTCTTTCTTCCTAATGCACCAGCGGCACTTTGAGCCACTACCATTCTTTCATCAATGTTTATTTTAAGTTCATCTAACCTATCAACATAATCTGCACTAAAATAATCTTGTAGAGTTACAGTTACATTGGTATGGTCAATGTTCATTATAGGTACTTGTCCATGACGGGATTTTTGGACAGCACTTCCTTTACCTACTTTTTGAAAAACTGTTTGATTACCATTAATACTTGGCTTTTGTCTAATAGTATCTTTTAACTTGGAGCCCATTCTTTGATAAGCCATATGGACATCACTCTCAAACTGTTTAATAAAAGCAGTACTTATTGCTACGGACATAAATCCTCCTTATTAAAAATTAACAACAATGAGTTATCCATTATATTTTTGTAAGGTTATCCAAAGGGCAATACTCGAATACTCTGGGCTACAATTTTACTTATATAGAAATTTGTTTGTTTTTGCAACGACTAAATTTAACGAAGTCAAGATTTTTTTTCTTTATATATTCAGAATCAAACCTACATTCTAAATGTTCTAACAATCTTACTGCTTTTTTGTTGCCAATCCACACATAATTGTACAAAATTTCGTAAGGTTTATGTATTAAATCTACCCATTTTCTGCTTAAAAGTGCCAATTTCATAGGTTTTTTGAAAGCCTGATCGCTGGCTAATAGCCAAACTCTAGCTAATCCTATACCTTCTGCTACTGTTCCACCCATCAAAACTGGCTCTTTTCCATACAAAAGTGTAAATGTTTGTGAGTTATTTGCATTTAATGGGTACAATAAAGCAGATAATGGATCTGTATTGTTTGCTTCACACTCCATAATATCTTGCTTCCTCATATTTTTTGCAAGCAACATAGCATCTTTCTCTGTCGAAGGTTGTATCGACACACATTTTTTACAAGTCATTTATAAAGTTTTGCAAATGCCTGATCAATTTGTTTTACAAAGTTTGGATCTCTTTGAGTAGGATGCCAGTATCTACGATCCTTCATCATCATTTGTAAATCAGCTAATGACTTACCACCAGTTACATCTGTCTCTGGAGATTGACTCATATTATCTTTTAACATAGCCATAATTTTTTCTACTGCTTCTACTCCTTGAGATGTTGAACACATTGCTTCAAGCATTGGCTTTTGTTCATCTGGAAAATGTTTGTTAACCCATAAAGATACAGCTTCTATTCTTGAGTTTGCATTTTCTCCTAATTTTTTCTTCTCACCTTCAATGTCAAACTTAGGTTGTGACTCAATAAACAGCTCTATACCTTTATTAAAAGCTTCTTGATTTAGTTTATTATCAAGACAATACTTTTTCCAGCCATCCATAAGTGGTGTATCTGTATCATAATTATCAGGAATCTCTGGTAAAACATACTTATCTGCTGTTTCAGGTAAACCTTTTGTTTGTTCTTCTTCTATTTGTGTTCGTATTTCAGCAGTTAAATCTTCTTTTTTCTTACCAATATAGGTCTCTGCTTCTGTATATGACTTAGCTAAACTTTCATAATCTGGTTTACCTTCTTTAAAAAACTTCTCTGGTAACCATTCAGGTCTTTCATTTACCTCACCAACTTCATCTTTTGTTTCTTGTTCTGAGTTAATTAGACTTTCTTGCTCTTGCATTTTCGCCCTCCTTTATGCGTTGTTCAATTATACCTACTAAGAATCTCATTCCTTCTCGACCTCGTAGTTCTTCATTAGTAATATTGAAACCTGCTACAGTTTCTATTGTTATACTTCGTAAATATTGTAATACATATTTACCAACATCACTTCGGAACAAAGTTACAAATGATTCATTAAGTTTACTTTCTGTTTCTTTGTTACGAGTAAATCCGTCTATACTAGGTTGTAGGGGGTTCTGTTTGTCCTTCATTTTGTTGTGCCATTCCTTGTTGTAATTGTTGTTGTTGTTGTAATGCTTGTTGCATTTGTTGCATAGCTTGTTGCATTTCTTCTGGAGACCTTGTTAATTTTTCTGGTATACCAAATTTTTCTGCCAAGTATCTTGTTGCTTCGTTACTATCTACCAATAGATTGATAAGCTGTGGTCCGAATCTAGCTTGTATTAGTTCTAAAAATCTATTAAATCCATTTATATCTTGATTAGCTTGTGCTTGTGCTAGTGGAGATGTAGATTGTACTTTTATTTCTCTACCATTTACTTCTGGTATATTTATTCTTCCTTGCTTTTTAAGAATATGTATTACTCTTTGTAAGATAGGTGTAACCATTTCTGCTTGTAATCTTCCAAAGGATGAACCTATCTGTCTTGATAAGTCTGCCATTCTTTCTGCTACTTCTGTTGCAGACATAGGAGTACGATTTGGATCGCCAAGCATTTCATTATACAAAGCTTTGCGTATATTCATTCTCATATCTTTTAATACTAAATCAGCAACATTAAAATTACCTGCTGGCTTGATTGGTTCTAGTCCTCTTGATGATGGACTTCTTGGAATAATTGTTCCAGGTAATAGTTGGATTGTATCTACATTTATAATTCCATCATCTTCCATTTGGTACATACCAGAGATAGACATCTGTGCATTTTCTAAAATCATTTCTATAACTAAGTTACAAGTTTTAATTGCAGGCATAGAATTTAAAAGTGGACCACGACCATATACCTCACCTGCCGCTTTGCTCCAACGAAATACTACATATGGATTTGAACCTTCTCCCATAAATTGTTTTTGTAAATATATATGCTGTGGGTTTTGACTAAATACAGAAAAGTCATATAATTCTACATTTGGTTTTGAATAGTTTCTTGACACACATTCAACAATATCAATAAAGAAATCTTTGCCATTATCTAACTGTCTTTGTGTTTCTGGTGCAATAATTGCTTGTGGATATATAATGTTAATTGAAGATGCTTTCATTCTTCTAGTTCTGTAGATAGTATCAACAACATCATTCGGTCCAGTATCTAAAGTTAATCTAGATAAAGGTACAGCAGTAAATCTTATTGGTCGTATTGCATCTCCTTCTTCTACTAACATAGCACCAGTACCAACAGCTAAATCTAAAAATGATTCGTGTACCTCTTGAGCAAAGTTACTATTCTGTAATACTTCAAACACATAAGCTGTTACATTATCTAGTGCTTCATTTACTTGTGTGCGTTCTTCTGGAGGTACTTCACTACCTGATATAAGTTCTGCCCATCTTGCGTAGTTTGGAACTATCCCTGCTTGTAATCGTGATGCAAATTCTTGTACACCAACAACAGCAGTCTCATCAAATATTTTATCTGTTTTAGTTTGTCCAGCTGTTGTAGGATAAAAACTTTCTCTTGCTGGCATACTATATTCAAAACATTCTTCAAAGGTAGGTCTCCATAATTCCTTTATGCTTTCTGCTCTTTTATATCGAGCAAGCATATTCTCTATGCCTGACATTTCTTTTAAAATTGGTTCTGGTACTAATGCTACCATACTATCCTAATCTAGTTGTTCCTTTTTGATTTGATAAATAACCACCACCACTACTTGATAATAATGTTCTTCTACCTAATCCTGCTTGTAGTTGTTGTTTCCTAGCTTGTGTTGCTTTTGCTTGTTCATCTAACCCTCTCCTTCTGTTAGAATCTTCTCTTGCAGCGATTGCTGGATCAGGTCTTGGAGGAGGAGGTACATACACTCTACTTCCACCACCACCAAATAATCTACCTATACACATAATACCTCATTATAACCTTGTACGAATATCGAATATATTCCATTTCTTTCTTATATTCTTTTTTGGAGCTTTTGTAAAGACATCAAAATCAGTTTTTGCTTGTACCACTCTAGCTGGTTGTTGTGATTTTGTTATTTGTTTTCCTTCTCCTGCTCCTAATAATAAATATTGTAATGCATCATGGATATGCGAATAATGATTTTTATCTGGTTTATCGGTGTATCGTTCTCCTGATACCTGCATCCTTTTGTATTGATAACCACCTTCAAAACCTTTGATTAGATGCTTACATTGTTTGTCTATTAACATTCCTGACTTACCTTCTATTAAACGAGTTAATGGTGCTTGCACACTTTCTATTCGTAAACTTACATCATTGGATGGTGCTGGAATGGCACGAATACCAGCACCACGCAAAATTTGAAATGGAGTTGACTCATCTGTTTGGGCTCTATAGTCACCAGCAGGATCGCCATAAATTCTAGCTATAGGTATCGATCTAAAATACTCTGCCATTTCTTTTCGTAGCAATTCGGCAAATCGCACCATTCCCATATCTTTTGCTACAATCTCTCTAAGGATTAACCACCTCCCTCGTACTTGTTGTGCAAACACACAAGCAGGAGTTAATCCAAAATCTATACCTACATAGTATGGAACCTCTGCTGGAATAATAGGTTCTTTTGCTATGTGTACATCAGGAGAAAATTGTTTGTAAACTGGCTTCCCATCTTCTATCGATCCTAATCGATTCATCACATACACATCAATCCAGCTTTTTGTTTTTCCTCTTATAATAGACCTATAGTAATCGGACATAAGATTCTTTCTATTCTCTGCTACTTCATTATCTTTGTAACCTTCTACTTCTTGGTTATTATTTTTTTGTTCTACCATACCTGAAGGCTGTGTAAAAAATTTCCAGTTATCAGGTTTTACTAACATCATAACTTCTTCTCGTGACAGATGTTCTGGAGGAGGAGCATCTCCACTCATCACAGACCACCAATGGTCTTCATCTGGTGCGTTGGTATCTGCGATTACACCATACCAAGTTGGTCCACCATCTTTCATAGATGGATATCTGCCTACACGCATTGTCCCTGCATCTATGATTGGCTTTGCTATTTCTCTGCTTTCATTAAAGAATAAGAATGTTAGTTCTAGTGATAGTAACTTTTTCACATCTTCTGGTCTATCTAAAGCTAAAAAAATTACTTCTAAATCTATATCTCCTATTTTGATTCTATGTGTGTATGGAGGAGACCAATTCATCTTACCAAAATCTTTTTCAGGAAACCAATCTAGCCAGGTCTTCATTGTTGTTGTTCGTAATTGTGGATTGGTATTACGCACAACAGCAACACGACTTTTTCGTATTCCATCAGGAGATGGTTTTTGTGCTAAGGCTCTACGAAATATTTCTATACAACAAGCTACAGATTTACCAGAACCAACTGGTCCACGAATACCACGAAAGAAACTATTGTCTTTCATAAATGCTTTTAGCACTTCGCCATCTGGCTTGTATGCAAGTTTCATACTTGATTATTATCTACTGCATATTTAATCATTTTACCTGCTACCTCTGGACCGAGAGTATTAATAAACTTATCTACCTCTTTATCCGATAAGTCTGCTTGTGGGTAAAATTTTAAATGCGTATTGCGTACTATTTTTCTTAGTCGTAATAAATCTTTAAATGATAGTGTTCTAATAAACATATTAACAGTTCCATGCTCTTAATGATTTGTTGATTCTTGAATTAGGATCTCTTGCAGTTTTTTTGCTAGTAAGTTTTTTCTTCATACCTTTCATCCTTGCACAAAAACTTGCTCTCCTTTTATTCCCTACTACTTTGCTTGGTGCTTTTAGGTTTCGTTTCTTGCCAGTCTTAGTTCGACCTTTGTTATAACTGGCACGACCTTTTGCGTTGAGTCCTCCTTTCGGATTCTTTCCTTCCTTGCGTTGCCATGCTGGTGTCTTAGGCATTATGCTCTCCTTTTCTTTTTTCTCTTAAAAGTTGCTACATTGGTTGGTTTACCACCCACCCCTTGCTTTACTGCTCTCTTTCTAGTAACAGCAGATTTTTTTTGGGAGGCACTCATTCTTCGTGCTTTGGCAAGGGGTACACACTTTGGGTATTTTCGTTTTGATCCTTTGCTACGACCACAAGGTTGATACTTACCTTTCTTCTTAGGGGCACCAATATCCACCCATTTTTGATCTATCCATTTACGAAGGCTCATATTCTTCTAATCCATCTGTACATTGCGTATGCTCCCAAACCTAATAGAATATAACAGATACCATCAAACCAAGATATGTTGTGTACTGTCTCTATTAACTCAGGAGTTACATTCATTTGCGTTTCCTTTTGGTTTTCTTCTTAGCAGACTTTGGTTTTATTCTACCTGAACACACACCAGAAGCATACATATTAGCATAAGCACTTGGATAAACTTTAAACTTTCGTTTAGCGGCGGCTTTACCTTTAGCACACAGCTTTGCCATTATGCTTTTCTTTTTTTGCTCTTTAGTATTTTGTTCTTCAGAGCAGTAGGTAGCTTCTTCTGATTACCTTTTAAACCACCGTTCTTTTTTTTCTTCTTCATTACAGTTCCATATGATTTCATTGTACCTGGCATTGTATTCTCCTTTAGTTATATTCCATACATAAAACATTGAAGGACTTTTGTAAAGGAAAAATACGGAAGCTAGTCGTGTTACTTAATGCCTTGTCGGCATTTTTGACCACCCCCTACACATATGCGTAGCAAGGTGGGCGGTCAATCCCTAATCTACGCACAGCGAGATAGGGCTAAGATAGGTCTATATTAACTTGTATTGCGTTTGTGATAGGATTGTGGCTAGTAGAATCATCTCTGATGCCAGCCCTATCTAGAATGTCCTTACTCGCCTCTAATCTAACATACTCTGAGTTAGCATCTTGTGATAGTTTTGATACAGTCTGCAACGCACTCACACATCTGGCTCGAAGGGACATTCGTGCCCTCTCGGCAAGTACTGTCAAAATCGCTGTCTTTCTCAAAAGGCGACTCGCTTCGACTTTAGCTGATCGTTCAGAATAACCTGCCTCGATTGCACACCGCTCTTGTGTCCCAATGCCTGCTAACAAGTTATCAATAAATCTGGATTGCTTCGCTGTAAGAGATGCTTTTGTTGTTTGTTGACTCATATTGGTACTTGATTACCATTCTCTTGATACGACTGTCAAGTAAATAATTTGACGACCTTCCAAGTTCTTGTATTTATTGATAAATGTTGATACGCCAGCTTGATAAGTGAAAGCCTATCTGTTTTGTCACGAGTCCAAGTTTTTATTCCTGATTCGTTTTTGTCATTTTACCTTTCCTCTCATATAAGTAGGTTAATAATCATAGGATATTACCCTTCTACCACAGTAAAATAGAAAGTATATGGTGTGCGTAGCACCCTATATTTCTGTCGCCTTGCGACTATATCCACTACTAATTCGGTTCCCCCCCTTTATTCCTGGAGGGTTATATTGTGCTTCGCCCTTTATCATTGGCTATCGCCATTCCCCCCCAAATTAGTAGTGGACTTTATATTTTACGGTGATAGGCGGACATCCTTATGATTATTAACAACTTATATTACAGAAAGGTAAATACAATGACAAAAACAAATCATAAAAACTTAAACGACAAAACAGATAGACTTTCAATCATCAAAGAAATGATATTGAATTGTAAATACAAGAACTCGGAAGGTCAGCAGTTACCAGACAGTCGAATCAAGTTCATTGCTAATCAAGTATCAGTTGCTTACAAACAACAAGAGCAGTACAGCGAAGGCAATAAAGATTATAGGATAAAAGGTACCAAGCATTGGGACTCAAAAGCTCAGGAAATCGAGTCACCTGATTTTGTTCTGAACGATGATCTAAAGCACGAACTTTTAGACGAGCTCGCCGAAATGAGAAAGCCAGACGATTTAGCCTACAAATATTGGAGGGCAGAATATATCTTCTTCGCAGATGTATATGAGATGGTTACAGGCGAAGTATGGAAACCACAAGATACTAACTCAAAGCAAGTTACAAACAACAAAGCTTTCTTACTAAGATAACTCTCAAGAGGACAGTCTAGCTAGGGCTGTCCTCATTTTTTTATTCTTTGAAATGGTCTGCCTTCGGCAGTCTGTTTGATGAATAAAAAACATATCACCGCCCTATCTCGCTGGGGTAGGGGGATATGGATTGAGAATTGTAATTTTGCCACCCAGTTTTGAAAGGAGGTGATGGTATGCAAGCTTACAGAAAAAAATGGAACAAACTTTTGTTAACGATAGCTGTAAGTAGTTGTCTTGCAATGATGCTTAGTGTTTTATCAATCGTATTTGCATTAACAAGAAGTGACTACGGATTTTTACTCGGACCAGTATGTGCAACATCAGCAGTGATAGCATATATTATTTCGTTTATAAATATATATAGATTGCAGCAACATACTTTATAGTTGCAGTTATGCATTGTTAATTATATAATACCATAATGTTAGGAGGTAATATGTTTGGTAAATTATTAAGACAGTTTGAAAAAACTATAACGGAAGATGAACACTTTGAGAACGAAGCACAACGCAATCGTGCCATAGTTCTACGAGATATATTTACTGACGCAATGAAGGTCAAGTCAAGAACCAAAGTGATACAAGATATGAAAGAGTCTATGTATATCAAGTATCGTGATGATGTAGTTTGGTATGACCAAATGATAAATATATATAACAACCAGTTGAGAGAAAGGAGAAAGGATGAGCCAATCATTCCACGCACAGTTAGAACACGAAAGTCGTAGAAGTTTTCTAACGGATCACAATATGAGATTTGTATGCGATTACGATTTCGATATTGTAAGAATAGCAACAGCATATATCAAGTTGCGAATACATAAACAAAGAATAAACTTTGACACTACTGTTGTTGATAGAGCAGACATAATAGGTTGGATTCATACTAAATCTTATGAAGCTATGGATGAATTAAAACCTAGAATAAGAAGACGAGACATCAATAAACTAATGAGAGGAACTAGAATTATAGAAGATACATATCGAAAACATTTAATGAAAGGGTAAGACTATGACTAAGACTATTGCAGAAATAGCTAAGATAAATACAGAGGAAATTAGATTAGCTATACTAGAAGAATGGGAACAACATGATATCAACAAACCATATACACCTAAGTGGATTACTTCATTGCATAAGAATCCAAATGGGTACGAGTATAAGGGTTGGAATCAGTTTCATTTAAACTTTAAGTACGGACACTTGACACCTATATGGGGAACATATAACCAATGGAAGAAGATTGGTTTACATCCAGCACCAAGAAGTGGTGTACCATTATGGCAACGAGTACCAAGAATAATTAAAGATAAAGAAACAGAAGAAGATAAAGTTGCTGGTGTAAGATATCAAACAATATCAATACATAACATTGACCATGTTGCTGGTGACAAGAACACTATCATTGAACTAAAGAAAAGTTTGATACCAGTACACAGCAACGCAATGAAAGAAGAAAGAATACATAGGGTAGATGATGACATAGCTACGATTATACATACTCACAACATAAACTTTGTTGAGGGTAGTAACAGAGCTTGTTATGTACCTAGTGAAGACAAGATAATGATGCCAATGTATAGTTCATTCAAGTTACCTGAGACATATTACTCAGTAATGTATCATGAACTAACTCATTGGTCAGGGCATAGTGATAGATTGAACAGAGATTTATCTGGGAAGTTTGGTAGTAAAGACTATGCCTTCGAGGAACTTATAGCTGAGTTTGGTGCTAGCTTTCATATGGCTAAGTGGGGTTTGTTTCATCAGACTAGAAAAGACCACGCAAAGTATTTGAAGTGTTGGGCTAAGGCTCTTAGAGATAAGCCAGATGCACTAAGGTCAGCTTGTAAGTATGCAAGTGATTCGTATCTTTACCTCCAACAAGACGAGTCACTTGCCATTAGTAATGAAGATGCAGTTAATCAATAAGGAGAATGAATATGAATGATGACGATATAAAATGGCAACAGCTAGTACGAAAGAACGATCCAAATACTAGCAAGGTTGCCGCACAAGAAGAAGTTGGCAGAGTAAACAATGCCAAAGAAAGAATACTTGAATTGATTGTAGATGTTGGTGGTATATCTGGTATGACAGATGAAGAACTATCTTTGCATGATGGTATCACTACATCTAAGTATCGAACAGCAAGAGTATTTCTAGAAAGAAAAGGTTTAGTTCAATCAGTCGGTGTACGCAAATCCAAACATGGTAAAAACCAAAGAGTCTGGTTTGTTACACCAAACGGTGCATTAGCACACATAAATTATAAGGAGAAAAGAAATGGTTATAAAACCAATAGATAGAGAAAGACTGCTAGAGTGTCTAAGTCAATCAAGTTATAACATGGCTAAGAATGGTGATGATGTATTCTGGGTAGTAGCTATGTACCCAGAAGGTTACGACCTATCACCCTATGACTTTTATGAAATGATAGATATGTTAAATGGTGAAGAACTTCCTCAAATCGTAAAAGTATTTGACAATGCTTATGATGCTATCCAGTTTCGTGATGACATAGCTTGTCAAGCAGAAGCAGAAGCAATGTTACAAGGAGAAAATGATGGGTAGATATTATCATGGAGATATCGAAGGTAAGTTCTGGTTTGGAGTACAGCCAAGTGATGATCCAAAATTCTTTGGAGCAGTAGAAGAACCAGGTGATACTGTTGATTATTACACAGAAGATTTAAGTCTAATAGAAAATGGTATAGCCAGATGCAGAGAGGAGATTGGAGATTACCTTGAGCAAATGCAACACTTCTATAACAAGATAGTAAGTAATCCAAAGTATGCTCAAACTCTATCCGAATGGTTAAATGTACCAGAACATAAAGCAGATAATCTTAGAGGTTGGTATGCGAGACTAGAACTCGGAGAGAAAATGTATCTACAAGTAAAAGAACATGGCTCTTGTTTTATAACTGCTGAACTGTAGGGTTGCACTTGTGCATACACTATGATAGAATATATTTATGAATGGACTACTAACTTATTATGACCAGCTTAAAAAACTTGCAGACAAAAAAGGTATCAAGTTAAGTACTGCGTTTCAGAAAGCTGGTGTGCAAGCAAGCACATATCATAGAATTAAATCAAGTAAGTATTCACTCAGAGAATCAACAGCGGTAACTGTGTGGAATTATATATATGAAATCAAAAACAAAAAGAAAACCAAAGGGTAGATACGAACCTTATCAAGGTAAGATGATTTACTTTCAGACTCAAGCTAAAGCTGATAGATACTTACAGCTTATAAAATTTTCTGAACAGAAATTAATCATTGATTTAGAATTATATCCTACACTTACTGCTGTTGTACATAATGTAAAGGTATGTACATTTCAGCCAGACTTTAGGTATATGACATTAGAAATTAATGGACACAGAGGGTATCGTGTTATTGAAGATGTTAAAGCAGATGCTACAGAACTTTACAAACTGCGTAAACAATTAATAGAACTAACTAATAGTTGTATTATAAATAATATCAAAGCAAGTGAGGTGAATAAATGGGTAACAACAATACCGAAGAACCAATAAAAGAAACTTGGGAGCCAAGCTTAGACATACAAACTTGGTTCTTTAATAAATTTAAAGATGCTACAATGGAGGACTTGGACTATGAACACGAACAATTTGTCGACTACTACTTATCAAAAGGGTACACAAGCAGAAACTGGAACGCAAGATTTAGATACTGGTGCAGACTTTCTTTCAAGCTGGGTAATAAGAAACAAACGAACTCAGCCTATTCTAAACCAACCAGAATTGCTACCAGTAACTCTGACTCAGCGAGAACTTATCTTAATAGACACAGTAATGAGAGCAACATCCGAAGCATTACAAGAATTAAAAGGTAACAAAGAGATAGATGTATTAACACATCAACTAGAAAAGATAATAACTAATCTTAATATAACATTGCAACATTCACCTAAAGAAAAGATTGTAAAAAGTTTACAGTTATTAGGTGATACATTCCAATGTGAAATGCCAAAGGATGATGGACTATACTATTACATTGAAGCGATCAAAGACATACCGCCTATCTATATGCGTGAAGCTATAGTAAATGTAATGAAGACACACAAGTATAACTTCTTTCCACTACCTGCTACTATCAGAGAAAGTGTTGACAAGAAATTAGATTTCTGTCAGACTTTTCTTAGGTGGTGTGAGGTTGCGTGGCAAAGACTTACATCCCTAAAACAGTAGTCTTAGTTCATTCTTCTTAAAGCCAGTATTACTCTATGTTTGCTGGCTTTTTTTATGCTTGATTAATATGCAGTTATGCATTATAATTATTATAAAGGAGAATGATTATGAAGTTTAAATTTGATAGAACTAAAGGACTTGGTGGTAGTGATGCTCATAAAATTTGGTGGGGTTATGACTTAGCTAGATTGTGGAGTATTAAAACCAAACGAGATATGGAAGATGATTTATCTATGGAATGGAAAGTACAACTAGGTACATACACAGAATCATTTCATATAGACTGGCTAAAGAAAAAAGATTTTGCTAGTAAAAAAGTAACCAAACCTAAAGATGCAAAATGGTATAAAGAAAATGACATACCAATGTATGCTAATGTAGATGCTTTAGTTGACGGTGTTGTACTTGAAGTAAAACATACCAATCCAGGACAAACAGTAGAACAGAAAGCAAGATACTATGCACCACAGTTACATCATTATATGCAAGTGTATTGTCAAGACTATTGTTGGTTCTCAGCTATACGAGGTAATGAAGAACCTGAAGTAGTAAGAGTAGATTGGAACCAAGAGTTCTACAACAAACTATTAGTAAAGATGAAAAGGTTTTGGTTGTTTGTAGTACATGATAAACAGCCACCTATTGTAACAGACAAAGAAAAATTTAACAGCACACAAGACATACTAGTTGATGGTGTAAAAAACTATGACAACTTTAACAATGAAGAATACAAAAAGTTAGACGGTATGCTTATGCAATACGAAGGTGCTGTATCGAGCTTCGAAGAAACGAAGAAGAAGATGAAGTTACTTGTACCTCCTGATGCTAAACAAGTACAGTTTTCAGGTAGTAACTATTTAATAACACGCAACAAGAAAGGTACACTTGCTGTAAAAAGGAGAAACTAAGATGAAGTTTACATTGAAAGAAATAATACTAATGTGGAATAAAACTTACAATGAAAATATGTGTGAGAAATATTCAGGATTTATTAACAACTTAATAGTGGAGTATGACAATGCCAGACACAAAGACAAAGAAAGAAACTAACTTAGATGGTTTCAATATGGATTTGTTTAACTTGTATCACGAGTTAAATAATCCAGGTGCAACTGCTGACAATCCATACTTCAAAAATAAGTATGCTGACTTGTTGACA